CTGGACCCAGCACTGGGTGCGGCAGGTGCTGATCGACCGGCTGGGCCTGCCGGTGGAGGCCCGCAGCCAGGGGCAGCGGGAGGCTGCGCCCGCCTGGGCGACGTTCAAGGTGCTGCTGAACGGCAAGCAGCTGCGCTATCACGACGACCCGATCCTGCTCCACCAGCTGCAGAACGCGGTGCTGTACACCGACAACAACGGTGGGCAGCGGCCGGTCAAGGGCAAGTCCACCCAGAACATCGACGCCGTGGTGGCCGCGGTGAATGCTGCCCGCCTGTGGGAACTTCGCGGAAGATCCCAGCAGTGGGTTGCGGACGGCGGAATTATCACTATCTAGGGGGTCAGGTTGACCCCCTGCGGGTACATCGAGGGGGGAAGTTGGGGGTCGAAAACCGCGTTTTCAGGCTAAAAACGCGACCTCACCAAACAGCAAGGGGGCAAGTTGGGGGGAAAGCATCACGCAAACCCCGCCGAATGTCGCGGTTACGCACTGGCGGGCCGCTCTATAGCGGCATCGCCTTCTGTTCATTCTGAAGGTGTGCCACCAGTGGCACTAATCGCTGTCACGGATTGGCACTAATCGAGCCCGTGATTAGTGCCACCATTGGCACTATTCGCCGTCCGCTACCTAGCGGACATTTCCGAAATGTGACAGGAAATGTCACACTTGCCTATTGACAGGACATAACCGGACCCAAACTGGGGTAGACGATGGGATTCCTATCGTCACTCCGGCGCTACTTCATCGGTGGCTTCGACGCCTCGATGCTGGTGGAAACCAGCAGCACCACCGACGTCGAGGCGCTGCCGGGCGTCCAGCGGGCTATCGAGGGCGTAGCCAGCCTGCTGGCTAGCACCACCTTGTGCGTCTATGACAGCAAGGACCAGGAGGTGCAGCCTGCCGCCCTAAGCCTGCTGACCGGCCGAGCGACCGAAATGGTCAACGGGTGGGACCTGCGCCGGTGGCTGGTCACCGAGGCTTTCACGCAGGGGAACGCCTATGCCTACATCGCCCGAACCTATTCGGGGGAGGCTGCGGAACTGATCCCGCTGGACCGCGGCCGGATCGTCATCGACTGGACCTCGAGCCCGTTCCGCTACCTGCTGGACGGTCAGCCGGTGCCGAGCGCCGACATCATCCACGTAAAGAGCGGCTACTCGAGGTGGGCATTCCTGGGCGAGTCGCCGCTCGACAAGTGCCGGACGCAGCTGCAACTGATCGCGGACCTCGATGCCTGGGCAAACACGATGGCGGCCACCGGAACCACCCGGCGGCTGGCGTTCAAGTTCCCGACGCCGATCAGCGAACAGGCGAAGCAATCGATCCTCGCGAGCTGGAAGGCGAAGCACTCGCGCACCGGCGGCAACGCCGAGCCGCTCATCATCGACGGCGGCGGTTCCATCGAGGGCGTCAGCGGTACTGACGACCTGAAGGCGCTGACCGACGCCCGCACGTCAGCAATGGGCGAAATCGCCCGCGCCCTGAATATCCCGCTGTCGTTCCTGGCAGCGACCGAGGCCGGTACCCAGATCACCCTTGACGCCCAGCGTGCCCTGGTCGATCAGACCCTGCGGCCCTGGGCGAAGCGCCTGGAGGCCGAACTGGTCAGCAAGCTGCTGCCCGGCTACCGGGTCGAACATGACCTGCTCGAGCTGCTGCGCGGCACGATGAAGGACACGGCGAAGGAACTTTCGAAGCTGGTGCAGGCCGGGATCCTGACCCCGAACGACGCCCGCTGGTTCATCGGGATGCAGCCGATGGCTGGCGAGTTCGCCAGCAGCCTGATGGTGCGCCTGGACACGACGGCCGGCCAGGCAGACATCGAGGACGAACCCGAGGAAACGGAGTCTGAAGATGCAACTTGATCGCCGGTCGTTCGAGGTCCGAGCAGACGTCGACGGCAACACCGTGTCCGGTCTGGCAATCCCCTACGGGACAGACTCCCAGCCCCTGCCGTTCATCGAAACGATCCAGCGTGGTGCATTCTCCGCCGACCTCGGGAAGCGGAACGTGTCGCTGCTGGTCGAACACGACGGCGGGCGCGTGCTTGCGGACACCCGCAGCGGCACGCTGGAACTTGCGGAAACCGACCGCGGCGTCACGTTCGCCGCTCGGCTGCCGGACACTCGCGACGGGCAGGACATGCGAGTCCTGCTGCGCGACGGCATCTATCAGAACATGTCGTTCGGGTTCGTGGCCGACAAGGACGAGTGGCGCGGCGAGCGCCGCACCGTCGTCACGGCCCGGCTCTTCGAGGTCAGCCTTGTCCATACGCCCGCCTATGAGGCGACCGCGGCCGCGGTACGGGCGTTCCGTCATTCCTCCGGGCTCGTTGCCCGGTACCTGCGGCTGCGGCTAGGAGATTTGAGATGAACCTCGAGACCCTGCGTGAGAAGCGCAGCCAGCTTGTCGCTGCCTGCGAAGAGTTCGCCAACACCAACACCGCCGACGCTGTCGAGAAGTTCGACGCTGCCGAGGCCGAAATCCGCGACATCGACGGGCAGATTTCCGCCCTGGCACTGCGCGGTCGGGCCGACGCCCTGCGGGCATCCGGCTCCGCGATCATCCGCCCCGAACAGCGTGCGAACGGGTTCGACGCCCGTGCGTTCCACAAGCATCTGCAGAAGCGCGACGGTACCGGGTTCGACCTCGACATCCGAACGGTGCTGACCATCGGAACCGCGGCGACCGCTGGCAACTTCACCGTCACCCAGCAGACGGGCGAGTTCGTCAAGAACCTTGACTTCGACAACGTCATCCGCCAGAACGCGACCGTGCAGCAGTTCAGCACGAACATCGACATTCCTGTCATCAACGGCCGCACCAGCGTGACCGCTACCGCGGAATCGGCTGGCTACACCGAATCGAACTTCACCACCACGAAGAAGTCCTTCAAGGCCTACAAGGCCACGGCGTACACCGACGTGACCGAGGAACTGCTGAACGACTCGGTAGTCGACGTTGCCGCGGAAGTGGTCGCTGATCACGCCCGTGCGCACGGGAAGTACCGCGAAGAGAAGTACGCCATCGGCACCGGCGGCACGACCGAAGAAGAAGGCATCTTCATCGAGAGCGCCTGGGTGTCGGCCCAGCGCATCTACACCGCTGGCAACACGACCCGCCCGACGTTCGACCAGGTCATTTCGCTGTATTCCGCGGTTCGCCCGGGCTACCAGCAGAACGGGGTCTGGATCATGTCGGCCGACACCTGGAGCAACCTGCTGCAGACGAAGGCCAGCACCGCTGGCAGCTATCTGTACGACGGCATGCAGGGCATGATGGTGCAGAACGGCGCGGCGGGACTCCTGATGGGCAAGCCTGTCTTCCTGTCTGAGTACGCCCCGTCGTTCAGCAGCGGCACCGAGAAGGTCCTGATCTTCTTCGGTGACCTGAAGAAGGGCTATCGCATCATCGACCGCACGCAGGCGACGTTCCGCGTGAACCCGTACATCAAGTCCCTGGAAGGCCAGGTCCGCTTTGAAAGCGTGATGCGTTCCGACGCAAAGATCCTCGACACCTACGCCGGTGGCGTGATCATCGCTGGTTCGGCCTGATTCTCTCTCACCGTGACCGTCGGGGTCGGGGGCTGACGCCCCCGGCCCCGATTTCGGAGTGACCTTTGCCAACCATTACGGCTGCAAACTTCAAGACGTTCGCCCGCATCTATCACACTGCGGATGACACGTTCATCACGAACATCCTGCTGCCCGCTGCTATCGCAGCCTTTGAGCGGGCTACGGGAGTGTCCGCCCAGGCGCTGGCACGCACCGCACTGGTCAGCGAAGAGGGCGAAACGCCCTTCTACCCGTACCCTCAGCCCATTCAAGCCCCGGCGTACACCGAGGACGGTAGCGCGACGATCTACACCCCAGATCAACACTGGGAGGGTGAGCGGCAGGTACTGATCATCCCCGAGGACGCTGCCCGCCCGGTCACCGTCTACTGGGACACCCTCGAGCAGGCCGAGGCTGTGCTGCCGGTGTTCCAACTCGCCACCCGGTTGTACGCCGACCGCGGCGACAGCACTGGCAACATTGAGGGCAAGGCGCAGCAGATGATGGTTTCACTGATGCATGAAAGGCCAGTGGTATGACCCCTCGGGGCATGTTCCGCCACCAGTTTGCGGTGCAGAACTATGCCACTGCCGTCGATTCCTACGGGCAGGGCACGAAGACCTGGACTACGGCTGCGACCGTGCTGGGGCATATCGAGGCTGCCAACCCGTCGCAGCTGGAAACCGTCGACGTCGCCCGCGGCGAAATCACGTACCGCATCGTGCTGCCCTGGATTGATGGCGTTACGACGGCCAGCCGGTTGCTGCTGAAGGAAACCGGGAAGACTGACCGCACCCTCGAGGTGCTGGGGGTAGCCGATACCGACCTGCGGCGCATCGAACTGGAAATCGAAGCCCGGGAGGTGATCGGGTGAACCAGAAGCACGCCCAGAATCTTGCGCAGTGGTACGAAAAGCAGCACGGCAAACTGGCTGTCGGCGTCGAATTCAGCCTGCTGGGCAACGCCCAGAGCAGCCCCGAGTTCATGCGTCAAGTAAGGCGGCTGGACGCCGCACTGGCCTTCCTTCCGAAGAGGGTGCAAAGCAATATTGCGAAGCAGCTGGGCCGCTCCGTCCTGAAGGAAGCGTCTAAGACCTACCGGGCGCTATGGCTGTCCCAGCGCCCCCGCAAGCCGACCAACAAGGTGCGCAAGGACGTCGCTGCTGCCATCACCCACAGTGCCGACGTCCGGGCTGGCATGATCGTCGCTACCACCGGCGTACGGGTGCGCAAGCGTCGATATGCCAGGCTGGCCGCTCCGCTGAATAAGCGGTTCTGGCAGGTGCGAGACAAGATGGCCACTGCATT